AATAATAGAAACAGGGATAATGTTCGTCTTTGCCTACCAAGGATTTCTGGTTGCCCCTATACCCACTATCTTTGGAATAACGAGTCTTATGATTTTTACTCAGATTCTTATTGTGAACAAGGGCAGTGGTTATGAGTATTGCACAGTTTACATTAGTCAGGAAAACTCCTGTAGATATTCTTCGACACGTTGAAGGAGACTATGTAGACGGTGAGTGGGTTGAAGGGGGTGAGTCTTCTGTAACTATTATGGCTAACGTCCACCCCTTTTCAGACTATCAAGTGATGATACTTCCAGAATCCGACAGAACTAAAAGTTGGGTGTGGTTATTCACGTCTGATTTAGTACGACAAAAGAAGGAAGGAGTCAATGGATACGGCGCTGACAGATTCATGTGGGATGGTGATCTGTACGAAGTCATGAAAGTTCAGAATTATAAGATGGGAGTTGTTGACCACCGCGAGGCCAAGTGTGCTCGCGTAGAATTAACTCCAAATTAAAGGATATTTAATATGTCTTTTAAGTTGAAGGTTGATAAGTCTGGTTGGGAAAAGATCAAGAAGGAACTTCTCAAAGGATCTAGTTTGGAAGTTCAAGTTGGTATTGTTGAACCAACTAATTATGGACCTGACAATGACAACCTTTCCGTGGCTCAGATTTGGCAATGGCAAGAGGAAGGTGTTCCAGCTCAGAATATCCCCACTCGTCCGGCTATTCGTGTTGGCTTTATGACGCCTATTAAAAAAGGATCATATGACAAGATGTTTGCTGAGAGTATGCAAAGGATTGCTTCCGGAAATAGTACATTCAAACAAGAGTACACAAGGATTGGTGTACAGGCCAAGGTTGACTTGAAGAAGGCTGTAGCTGACTGGGATACCCCACGAAACGCCCCTTATACAGTTGAATTGAAAGGATTCGACAACCCCCTGATTGATAGTGGACTTCTTTATGAGTCTATTGATTTTAAAGTAGACAATAAAGGAAGTAGTTGATGCCAATCTACACTGATGTCAGACAAGCTATCCGAAAAGGTGCTCTAGCAGCATTATCAGAATACCCCAATACTCCGGTGATTTTTAGTCACACGAACGGAAGTGAGCCAGCTGAGAGTTATGTTGTCATTAATATTCTGAATATAGTACAACAAGGTCACCACAGTACCTCAACTCTAGTAAACGATAACGGAACACTAACTTTTCAAGTTGCATATGAAGTTATGGCTCAACTGAGTTTTATCGGAAGCTTGAGTGGTGATATGTCACAAAGCTTTAATAATAATATCAATAACAACCCTCTTACAAGGTTGGAGTTGAGTAGGAACAAACTAGGTTTTATGAGGAAAAGCCAGATTCGTAGGGCACCTCAGAAACGAGAAACAAAGTGGGTTGAGTATCACAATCTTGATGTGACTTTTAGTTATGTCGTTATTACTGACCAACTCATTGATGCTGTTGAAGGCGTAGTCATTGCTGATGAGACTTCAGAGATTCCAGTAATTATAAAAATTCCAGAAAGTATCATTTATCCGTAGCAACGGCTACACAACAAAGGATCACATCATATGAGTGACTTGGACGACGTAGTACAGGTTGTTATTACTGACCAAACTACCGCTATTGCCACAGCTTCTTTTGCTATTCCCCTTATCCTTGCTACGTTTACTAACTTTGCTGAACGTACTCGTACTTATCAAAATATTACTGAGGTTGGCGGTGATTTTGCCACCACCTCTAACGTATACAAAATGGCCAGTCAGCTGTTTGGTCAGTCGTCAGTTATTGGAGCCACGCCACCATCTATTGTAGTTGGTCGCCGGCAAGTAGATACTGCGGTGTTTACTCCTACCGTTGCTGACAACACCACTTATACTGTTACACTTAATGGCACACCGTATACCTTTACCTCTGGCGCTGGTGCAACCGCCACAACAATTGTAACTGGTCTGAAAGCAGCGATTGGTACGCCAACCGGTATTACTGTATCTGGCACAACTACCCTCAGTCTTGCACCAACTGTGCAGGGCACTGCTTGGAGTGTCGGGTCCTCGACCAATCTGGTTGCTGTAAATACTGCATCTGAGACTTGGCCTGCTGCTCTGGTAGCTGTGGATGCAGAGAATGATATCTGGTACGCCCTTACTGCCGAAACGCAAGTGGCTGCTGAACAAGAAGCTTTGTCTGATACTATCCAAGCAATGGATAAAATCTACGGCCTGTCTTCTTCTGATGCGGTAGCTCCAACTACCGGTATTACTGATGTTGGCTACAAACTTGAGGCTAAGAACGCTGGTCGTACTTTCGGTGTTTATTCTGCAACCTCTGCAACTGAATTCCCTGCTGCTGCTTGGATGGGTAGTCAGTTGGCTGTTACTCCGGGTTCTAATGATTGGGATTTTAAGCGTGCTAACGGCGTCACTCGTAGTATCCTTAGCTCCACTCAGATTGTAAACTTGCGTGCTAAATCGTGGAACTTCTTCCGCCGTAAAGGTGGACTTGACGTCTTCCAAGACGGTAATATGTTTGATGGTAAGCCAATCGATATTCAGATCTCTAAGGATTGGCTGAAGGCACGTCTTCAAGAAGGTATTTACTTCCGTATTATTAACAGCCTGAAAATCCCAATGACTGATCCCGGCTTGTTGATCGTTGAGAATGAAATTCGGTCTGTACTGTCTTTGGCTGAAAGTAATGGTATGATCGATTCTGGCTGGACTGTTCAGACGCCTCCAGTATTGTCGATTCCGGCTACTCTCCGTGCTCAACGCGCCGCCGGTGTATTCGTGATTCGTGCTCGTCTGCAAGGGGCGATTCGCCAAGTTTCAATAAATTTTTACTTGAGCGTATAAAAGTAGTAAAAAAGGGTTTCAATATAGTATTCCTCATGCTAAAATAGTTATTCATATTTTGAGGAGAGTTAAATTGGAACCTTTTTACCTTTACACAATTGTAAATTCAATTAACGATAAAATTTATGTGGGTATAACAAAGAACCCTAAATATCGTTGGGCACAGCATTTAAGTGAAAGATCCAACTGCACGAAGTTGAAAAGAGCGCTTGTGAAATATGGCCCTGAAAACTTCAGAATGGAAATTATCTGTGTTGGCGATGAAAGTTATATTATCGATCTGGAACCTAAAGCCATCAAGTTGTATGACTCCGTGCATAATGGATACAATTTAATGCACTTATCTGACCGAGGTACACTGTCACACCACGAGGACAGCAAGAAGAAGACTTCTCAAAGTTTGCTGGAGTTTTATAAAGATAATCAAAACCCACTGAAGGGAACTAAAGTTGCAATTAGGTCAGATGATAAACCACTCTTCGTTTCTGGATTTTGGTTTCCAAACTTAAGGGTTGTTTTGGAGAAGACCGGATTGTTCTCCCCGGCTGTCTATAAGTGGCAAAAAGAAGGAACACTTGGGGAAACAAAACGTCTTCGTAAAGATTCTGTTGAAGTTCCTTGTTACGTTGCTGGTTTCTGGTTTGATACTTTAACTAGAGCTTCTCATGTACTAGATAAAAAACCTTCTACGCTTAGTAAAAGAATCAGGGAAGGTTCTGTTGAACAAAAAGAAAAACAGAGAGGTCAAGTTGGAGAAAATGCCCACATGTTCGGAAGAACAGGTTCTGCTCATCCAAGATCTAAACCTGTAGAAATTAATGGTGTTGTCTATGGCTCTGTTTTAGAGGCAGCTAGAAATACTGAATTTACTAAGAAGATGATAGATAATCGTCTTAAGAATAATACACCCGGTTTTAGCTGGGCAACACAGGAATAAATAATAAATGGCTTCAAATTATATTGGTAACTACTCCCCGGACGATTTCACAATTGTTATCTCGAAAGGTGATTTTGTACATACTGTGACAGGTTTTGCAGATGGCACCTTCGTTTCAATGAATCGACTGGTTCCAAGTTCTACACCTTATCAGGGTGTAGGCACTTCAAACTCCTTCGGTCGTGTTAAGCGAAAAGTCACAGGTATGACTGTTGATGTAACTTTGCATCAATACTCCCCATCTAATACTGTTCTTCAACAACTTCAAATTGCTGATGCTCAAACTAGTGATAACACTTGGGTGTTCTCTGTTACCATCAAAGACATCAGTGGACAAACTGTAGTTTCGTCCAATAGTGCTATCATCGCCGCCCCTCCTGCTGTAGAGTTCAGCTCAGAAACTTCTACCCGTGATTGGCAGATTTATCTGTTTGGCAGTGACCTCTTCATCGGTGGTAACATTCCACTGGCCCCTGCTGAAGTGGCTGCTGTTGAAGCTGCTGGTGGCACAGTTGAGCAGCGGTGGCGGTTGAATCCTTAATGCCTAATAGGGGCTGAAAAGGCCCCTAGTATTTTAAGGAGATAATATGGAATTAGCTAACTATTGCCCAGAAGATGTAAATTGTTTGGCTTTTGGTATACCGCTTAATGGTTTTGCAGAAGGTACATTCATTACAATTAGTAAAGATAAAGTACCTTATGGGACCACAGAGACAGCGGATGGAATGACTGCAAGGTTATTCACTAACAGCCAAACATATACAATCCAGCTGACATTCCACCGAGGCTCTACATCGAATGATGTACTAACCAAACTATGGCAGTTGGATGAGATAACTCAAAAGGCGAAGTTTCCTTTGTTTATTAAAGATTTGTCAGGGACAGATTTATTCTTTTCTACAAACACATGGATTGAATCTCTTCCTAACATGGTGCAAAGCTCTACCTTTGATTCACGTACTTGGGTGCTCAGGTCTTCTCAAGCTGTGATAAATGTAGGTAGTAACCAAGATGCTAGCGGCATTCTACAAGATCTTGTTAATCTTGCGTCAGGCGCTGCACAAATTGTTGAAGGAGTTTTCTAATGGCGAACTCTTTTACAGTTAATACATATAGCCCCAAGGATGTTCTTTTTGAGATTGGTGGATATCAGCTAACAGGCTGGCAAAGCATTACAGTAAATAGAACAGTAAAAGGATTTACTGTTATCCGAGGGATACGAGGAAAGAATACAAGGGTAAAGAATGTTGACACCTCAGCTACGATAACAATCTCTCTTATTCAAAGCTCCCAAGGAAACGATTTCCTGTCCTATATTCATGATTTAGATTTGGATGAAGGTACAGCAAGGATAGCCCTTACATTAAAGGATAAATCTGGTAGAAGCGTATTCTCTTCGAATGAAGCCTACATCACAGGCTATCCTGTGGCGACGTTCTCAGGACAATTTGAATACCGCAATTGGGAACTTTTTTGCCAGACTACGGGTACATATACAGTTGGTGGCAATGCCCGTCCTACTACAGATTTACTGGATAGAGGTTTGAGTGAAATCGGCAACTTTATAGACGATTTCTTTTGATTAATTTTCTGAGATAAAATAAATGGCAGCTCCACAATTTCAAGTTCTAGAACAAACAACCGTTACAGTAGATGATCAAGATTATCTTCTAACTGCAATGCCTGCAACAAAGGGTCTGATCTTTATTGAAAAGTATCAGGCAGCTATTGACGAAGGCAAAGCCGACCTCAGTCAGATGAAACAAGTTATCTGTAATTATGTATCTAAAGATAATATGCAAATTACAGAAAAGTCGTTTGATGTTATTTTTTCCAAACGTTATGCGCACTTGAATAAGCTTTACAAGGAAGTTCTTAACTTTAACTTTGAAGAGCTTTTTCAGGCACCCGATACAGAAGAGTAATACAGTCCAACGGACAGCCTGTATCGGGTAAAACAAGATTGGACCAAGAGATAGATAAAACCTTTTCTCAACATTGGAGTATCTACAGGATTGCAATGCATGAGAAAGGTGGGTTGGAATTAGCATCTGAGATGGAATGGAAGTATTCTACAAGGCAGATGTTGAAGCTTATTGAAATGTTGGATGTCTATGACTCTCTTCATCAGCAAGCTATAGAAAAAGCTAAAGCAGATAAAAATAAACCAAAGTGACGGAGTAATAAACAGTGCAGATTGCAAAATACTTTGCGTCACTCGGTTTTGATGTAGATACCAAAGGATTGAAGAAGGTTGATAAAGCTCTAGATACTCTTGAGAAAAAACTTAAGAAGTTTAGTGGCTTTGGTAATCTGAATTTTGGTGTTGGTAACTTTACAGTGGATCAACGTAAGCTTGAACGTGTCTTGGGCAATGCCTTGGACATGGCAAGTAATCGTGTAGTATTTGATATCAACAAATTTGTTGTCAATCAAGCAGCTTTAAACCAAACCGTTGGTTTGGCCATGGCAAGGGCCGGTATGGCTCATCCTTTAAAAGTCACACCGCAAGTGCCAACAAACCCGAAAGTTGTCCCAGCTGTAGTGGATCCCACATCCAGAGTACCTAGGTCGGTTGCATCTGCCGCAGCTGGTGGTGGGCTAATAGGAAGAGGTATTTCAGGTTTCTACGGACCAGCATTAGCACTGGGTTTAGGGGGTTATGGTCTTAGTGCTCTAAACCAAAGAAATCAACAAGTAGTAAGCTCTCAGCTCCAGACATCTGCCGTGGTTCAGCAGGCAGGAGGTACAGCTGCTCAAGGTGCTGAATCTTTCCAATACCTCCGAAGTGAGGGGCAGCGCATCGGATTTAACTATCTTGATGCATCTGGAGATTACAATAAACTAATTTCTGGTCTTACTGGGTCTGGTATTGGGTTAAGAGAAAGTCAGAAAGTATTCTCGGGTTTTGCAGAACTTGCACGCGTAAACAAGCTTGATAAGACTACTCAGAACAGATTGTTTCGTGCATTATCCCAAGTTGCTGGTAAAGGCAAGTTGATGTCTGAGGAGCTTACAGGTCAAATCGCAGAGGCATTGCCCGGTGGTACAGCACTGTTTGCCCAAGCTTACCAAGCCAAAATTGGTGGCAATAAAACTGGTGCAGATGCTATTCAACAGCTTTTAGCTGATATGAAGAAAGGTAAAGTAACTAGCGATATTTTAACTTATGCTGGTACTGCTGCTTCTCAAAGAGCTAATGCTGGAGGTGCCTTGGCATCTGCAAGCCAAGCCTCTCAGGCCGAACAAGCTCGCTATCAAAACTCTGTAAATGATATGGCTGTTCTGGCCTCTAACTCAGGGGTAGAAGAAGGCTTTGCAAGAATCTTCAGAACCTTAAATGCCGGTTTGAGTGAGAGTGGAAGTCTTATTCGTATTCTCGCTGAGGGGTTCAATGACGCCACTAAGTGGGCAGATGATCTTCTTCTGTTTCCTCAGTCTTTTATCAGAGCACTTGAGGGAAAGGATAGTCTTGTAGCTGATTGGTTGGGCATAGGTAAAACATCTCAGTTGGTAAAAGATTGGCAAGACATTAAGACTCTGTGGGAGCAAATGTCTGCACTGAATCCCACTAATCTGTTTGGTGAATTTCTTCCAACTCTTCAAGCCACAACTAAAGAGCTTGCTGCTATACTCAATGCAATTGGTGAGTTCCAAAGATGGAAAAGTGGTAATCTACCAACCACAGAAACAAATAATAGCTCGACCGAAGAAGCTACTTTGTTTGGTTGGAAGTATCCATCACCTGCTGCTGTTGTTGGAGATGTTATTAACAACACGGGGTTTAATCTAGCTAAGGCCAAGGAACGTGGCAGAGCAGTATATGATGATCCAACATCAATGTATTACCAAGATGCTGCTGGTTATGATGATCAACAAGCCGAGATGGCGAAGGCTGCTGCTGATGATAAGGCTATGGGTATTGTGACAAACAACAGCAATCAAATTGATATTGTTGTAAATGTTGATGGATCTACTCTGCAAGGTATGGACGCCAATGCACAGGCTCAGGCTATTGGCGAAGCTGTTGCAAATATGTTTGTCCAATCTTTCGATCAAGTGAATGTTCAGTTCCCAGTGAAACAATAAGGAGTCACCTATGAGTTTGGCAATCGGATGGGGTGACTCCACTATACAAGACGGTGGATTCATTTATTGTGACGCGGTTACAGCCTACACACAAAACTACGGCGGGCAGGTTACAAAACATCCCATCGCGTTAGGTGGAAACGTCACTGATCACTACATCAAAAATAATCCCATCTTTACAATCGGAGCTGTCATTACAGGTGTAGACATTTCTACTGGAACTTACCTTATCCAAGATTTGGATGGTAATAGTCCATATAATAGTAATGAAGCCCCCACTACTGTTAGTGTTAATTCTACGGATCAAAGTGTCCTAAAGAAATTCTT